CGCCAATACCCCCCGGTAGTGCGAATTTCTCTCATTTGTGCCCCATTTTGCACCAAAACCGTGCAGAAACGTGCTTGAAGCACGTCACTCACGTCGTTGCATGGGTTTCATTCGCGTTTGATTCATGCAATTTGCATGATTGGTGCTGAAGGCTGCGTCGAACGCGCAGCCATTGCGGATAGGGCCTTCAGCCCCTACGCGCTGCGCCTATGCCGCCTTCCTCTCGTGCTGTTTTTGCCGAGTGACATGGGCCGCAGCTACTGCGCCATAGCGCCTTATCCCAAAAGATCTTCTGGTCGCCTCGATGCGGCACGCTATGGTCGACCACGTTGGCCGCTGTCACACGTCCTTCCTGCTCGCAATACCAGCACAACGGGAACTTGGCGAGGTGGCTAAGCCTCGCCTTCTGCCATCGGTAGCCATACCCACGCTGCGCTGTGGTCAGCCCTTCACGCCATGCGTCAGGGTTGAGCATCTGCACCGACTGCGTACTGACCTCACGCGCTCGGGTGGGCTGCATGGTGACCCTGGACTTAGCCATGTCAGCGCTCCGTAGGAGGCTTGGCGGGTGTGAGGGTTGGGGGTAGCGGCTGGTATCCGTTGCCGTTCAGACCATTGAACTCGGGTCCTGGGTTGCGATGTGGGGGTCTCTGGTTCAGCCCTGTCGGCCTAGCGTTAAGCGCCTGTGGTGCGATCTGAGGCTCGCTAAGCTCAGGAGCCCTACCTTGCTGTGCAATCTCCTCCAGCGCCACGCATACGCGCTCCAACAAAGCCGAGGAGCCGTACTCGAGCCGGGCATCGGCACCATTCCCCAAGACCAGTGGTTCAACGCCCAGGGTTTCCGCTGTCGGCGTCAGGAACTCGGTCAGCTTGTTCGCCGTCTCCTGGCTCAGATCGCACGGGTACCGCAGCACCAGTAATCCTTTGCTTGAGTTCTTCGAATCGTTCATTGGCTAGGTCCAATAGTTTTTTGAGTTTCGCCCGACGTCGAGCGCATCCGGAACATGCCATGGGTTCCGCTCCATGTGGTGAGTGATCAGCGTACCCGTAAACCGCGAACCAGTGGAAGGCATCTCGGCCAGGGGGCGTTATCTGCATTACGCGCAATTCTTGCGGGTTTAATCCTTTCCTTCGAATCCGCAAAAAGCTACAAAACCCCGGTTGCTACATTGCTACACTACTACACCCCTAAAGGGGGTGATGTAGTAGTTGTAGCAGAACACTTAGCACCTACCGCTACAACTACAAATAGCAGAAAGTAGCGTTTGTAGCAGATGTAGCAGCAATCTTTGCGGATTCGCATTTATTGCGCATTTCCTTCAGGTGGCAAGGAAAGCACACCGGGCATATTTTCGAGGATCAAACCATCCTTTACCAAGCCGGTAATCGACCTGGCCGCTACCGATTTACGCTGATCCCTGGCGCCGGAATCTAGGGGCATTTCAGGAATCATCGCTGCAATCAGCTCTTGCGTTGTCACTTCGCCGCCAGGGTTTAGACCTACCAAGTCGTGCGCCATGTCGAACGCCAAACGCTTATTCTTGCCAGTTATCCCTTTATCGTTCTTCAGCTTCGGCGATACCTCGCAGAACTCCACGATGCAACTAGTGATGTCGTCGCCATCTTCGTCCTCTCCTAGCGTCACCGTGTGAAGCTTGAAGCCCATAGAAGCGCCATCTTGGCCGTCCTTTAGCTTGGTTACCTTGATAGCCCGATCGTTTTCCTTTCGGGTGATCTCAAGCTCTACGTCAGCCGCAGCGCGAAGGCCGGACCAGCCGCGAGCCCCTTTGCCCGCGTCTTTGCCGCTGTGGTGTACCAGAAGGACCATAGCGCCTGTCTTGACGTTGATACGTTTGCACTGGGCCAAGGCAGCGCCTACATCCTTACCGCTGTTCTCATCGGCGCCGGGCATCACCTGGGCGAAAGTGTCCATGACAATGAGGTCATAGGGCTCTCGTTCGTTGATCTCTTTTATCAAATCAGTGACGTGAGCCGGAATAGTCAAGTTGGGGATGAAATCGCTGATGTAGTCGACCTGGAAATCTCCCGGCTTCACATCCTGCTGGTGACAGTAGGCATCGATCCGCTGCCGAAAGCCTTGGGCGCCCTCAGCGACGACTATAAGCACTCGCCCTCGGTTTACCCGCTTACCACACCAGGTATCCAGGCCCCGAGAGATTGCCGCGCAAAGGTCATAGGCCAAGAAGGACTTACCTGAGCCCGACTCGCCGTAGATAACGCCGAGAGTAGCTTTAGGGAGGAAGTTTTTTATTAGCCAGGGGATCTTCTTAAAGCTGCTAGTGAACTCGGACTGCGAACGGATGTTGAACTTGCCGCCCTTTGGCATCGGCAGCGCTTCGAACTCATCAGGCGAAGCCGTGTCCACGTCTACGGGGCAACCTTGCGCCTGCGCTTCCCGGAGAACGGACCAGAAGGTCTTCTCGTTGCCTGTGTAGTTGCCCATGGTCGACCACTTGTAGCGGATCTCGTCCGGCCCTTCGTAGTCTGCGCCGAGTTGAGACCACTCATCCCACAACCATTCACCTTCGCCTTCTGTCTCATGGTGCAGAGCAGAACCCACAGCCATCCACCTGTGGTAATCACCTGGCGCGGTCCATTGCAGCACTTCCTTTATCTGCGCATCGGTCAGGCCTACGCGCTCCTTGTCGCTCTTACCGACCGAAACCTGACGGATCACTCGTGGGCCGAAACGCTTCTCGCAGGTTTCTAGCAGGAGCTGTGACGGCTCGGCCACTTCGTTTTCGCAGCCGAAGTCGATAGTGTCGGAGGTCATATCGCCGGTGAAAGTTACAAACCGAGACGAGGCATAGGTCTCGAAGCCGAAAGAGCCGTCGTCGGGGTGCGCATCGCTGCGGTCCCCGAGATTGCCTGTGACGAAAGCCCGGACACCAGTACCCGACGGACTGATCTCGGCATATGTCCCGATAATCAGGCGCTCGACTTCCGGATCTATGGCGCCGTCCTTGACGCAGTGGTCGAAGTCGAGCGCCGTAACCGGGCACCCTTCGACCATGGCCAGTCCTACGCCTTCCATACCGCGCTGGATAGCCGCAGCCTTCGCTTCCTCGAAGGTCACGAGAAGGGGCATTTCCTCGACCGAACCCTGGCCGATCTTTACGCCGCGCACGCCGGGGAACCAGCCACGTTTTGTGCCCGACTTGGCGTAATGCGGAACCTTGAGGTCTTTCTTTCCGGGTTTCGGGTTTGGTTCGAACTTCCATACGAGCCACTGCTTTAGCTCGCGTAATACTGCAGGAGCCTGGAGCTTATCCAGGTTCGATGATTCAGAGGCTGGCATCATTTGAAACCCCGTAAGGAAGGGTGTTAGTACGCATCGCGAATTTCTCGGTCTTCACGAGCTTCTAGCATCGCTTCGGCCATGTCGTACGCTAGCCGGGCGTACTTTTCCTTAGCGGAGTCAAACAGCATTGACTCGCTGGATAGGAGGCTACCTAGCTGAGTTTCCCTAAGGAAATACTCAAGGGTGATGCCGGCGAAATGGTCGAGTGCTTCCATCTCTTCTTTTTCTCTTCGCTCGAGCATGGTGAGGCTCCTTATACGTCGGATGAGAAGGCAGGTTCAGCAAGCGCGGCCGCATACTTCGGGTTCATCAGTTCCACGCGCGGGATGCCATAAAGGGATTCGAATTCAGGGATGCGGTTAAGTGGAACGTAACCCTGATCGGCCCATTGCTGAACGGCCTGGGTGGACACGCCGACGCGCTTACCGATCTCCGAGAAGCTACCTTCTATGAGGAGGGCTCGCAGCAGGCCGTTATACGCCTTGGCGCCATACAGAGTGTTGAGCAGCTTGCCCGAGGCATTAGCAGCCAAGGCTTCTTCGATCAGCGCGGTAAGCCTAGCGTCGTCGATCTCGCCTGCGGAGATATTGGCGCCGAAGACCTTCTCGGCTTCGTCCAGGGTGGCGATACCAATCTTCGCAGCCTCGGCGCGGATCGCCTGCGCTGCTTCCTCCGGCTTAACGCCTTTAAAGGCGAGGCGCACAGCGGTATGGGCGATGGCGCGGAGGATGCTGCTGTCGCGGAACTTTGATTCTACTTTTCTACGAGTTGCCATTTCAAAACCTCATGGGGTGTTTAGTAAGTCGGCACATCGTACGATTGATTAAGCTTGAAGACAAGCTAAGAAAATTTGTAACAGACAGCTAGACACATCAAGCGAGTGCTTGTAATCTAGCTTCATCGAACAGGAGGACGCGAAATGATCGAAGACGAAATGGTGCTTCTGCGACAAGCCAAAAGACTTTTGGAAAGCGCCGGCTGCCACGACCGGGCGCTGAAGAACACTCCGGCGACCATTCGGGCAGAGATCTACGAGGAGCTGGCTTTAAGGATAGAAGTGCGTCTGATACACGGCCGATCAACACCAGCGACTGGCGAAGCCCGACCGCGCACCACTGAAGCCATGATGCGATCGGCTACATTTGGAGAACTGTACGAAGCCGCTTAATACCTGGACGAATTGATTAACGTACACGGCTTAGTCAATAGCTTTCGGATTTGGGACGGTAAACACCACTGTGTTTTCGCGAAGGAGTAACCCCGATGCCCCAGCCTAAGAAACCCAAGATGTCCAAAGTCAACACCAGCGACTGCGCCAAAGGTCAGATGCACCAGCCGGCGGCACAGCGATATGTAAAAACCATGCCAGGAGGATTTATAGCGTGAACGAATTGAAGGATGGCGGTCCGGCTTTCCCGGGCACGGAAGACAACTACAAATTCGAAGGCAGTGCGGGTATGTCGTTGCGCGACTACTTCGCAGCCAAGGCAATGACCGCGCTGCATAGGGTCTATTGGGATGAAACGGAGTCCTACGAAAGTGGCGCCGCGTTGATCAAGTGCATGGCTGAAAGCGCTTACGAGACGGCCGACGCAATGCTTGCTGCGCGGGACTCGGTACGGCCCAAATGACCCTCCAATGCCCAAAGTGCGGTAACCCGGACGTGATACGCATGAGCAGCCTACGCATTATCCACTGCCCGGATTGCCATACCGAATCACCCTGGCCGTTGAAGGACGGTCAGAAGCCTTTGATCTCATCTAGCAGGAGCGACAAAAAGAAATGAGCCGAAAATATGTGCTTCTACTTCTGGCGTTTGGATGGGCTATAGGCGATTGGCTAGTTGGGAACTCAATCGGGACTTTCGTAAGTCAGATGACCTCCGCGGGTTTCGCCCTGCTAATGCACTGGAGCTTAAGCAAATGACCGAACATTCCAGCGAGTTCTACGAACGGGTTTACCGG